CTCGGCGAAATGGGGCCATAATACACGAGACTCGTTTTTGACTTCACCATTGTTATAAACACGCCAAATTTTGATATCACTCATATTCGGTTCCACCTACAACTTTAAGGGATGTTAAAGAATTCTTGACATCAGCTTTATGATTTTGAAGAGCTAAACCCCTATCATGAGTATTCTTACCGGTGCCAATATCTTTTTCAAAAAGTTTGGTAACAGTTTGTACTGCGCGACGAGCTTTCAAGAGAACAATAAACTGTTCCCCGGACTCTTTTGAGAATGTTGAAGATTCATTAACAACCGAATCTTGGATTGGTCGATCTTTTGAACGAGCTTTTTCGCTCATGTGTGGGAATTTTTGTTTAGTCATTATCTACCCTTTCACTGCTACGTGGATAACACTTTCGTAATCATCAATACCGTAATTATAATTAATTGAATAAACCGTACCATTGGTTCCGTCGTGGGATATCGTTTCACCTATTCTTGGAATATATGTTGGGTTATCTACCGAAAAGTGCATATCACATCTTCTTTCAAGAAAATTAAAATTATCCGAAATCCACATTCTTGTTGGTTCTTTATTACTCATAGTAGACATCCACTCCCAAATTTAATAGTTAGTGCTTCAATTAACTTATCCATCATATAAACCTTTTTGTTTTTCCTTTACATACAATATATAAGGGTTTACACCGAAATGTAAACCCCCTAAATCAAATTAATTTTAATTATTTTCAGTCTCATCAGGTCGATGAAACACAAATTCATCATACATCTCTCGAAGTTTATCTCTAAGCTCCCCAACCTCATCTCTAAGTTTTCGATTTTCATCTAGTAACTTATCGATCTGAGTACTCATTCTATTAAATGTACTATTAGCATCGTCTATATTATTTTTTTTATGTTGAGTCCAAAAGTAGATTCCCACAAAAGCGATAGATATAAACAAGGCAATATTAGGTGAATTTGCTCCAATTAAGGCTATTATTGCTTGTATTTCCATGTGTATTTTTCCTTAGTATTAGAGTACATAGTCATACATAAAGTAGAGTTCGCCAACAAAAATGACCTCAATAGTAAGAGATCCTATGTGTATTTATGATAATTAGTTGATTTAAATCAATTTTATTGAGGGTTTTGATAGAATTCATATTCAAGTTTTTGTATATTATTTTTGATACCTCTATAGAATATAAACTGATCATTATTTTCCCACATCAGTTTAATAGAAGAATCATATACTTCCCAATCACTAAAAACATCAGGTCGCCCATCTTTTAATTTTTTAAAAAATGTAGGACTTTTGTCTCGTGTCCAAACAACTAATTTATATTCGTCTGGAATAGAATCTAAAACATATTCAAGTTCCTGAAAATCATCAATCTTATCTAACAGTTTATTCCCGTCCGTTCTATATTTAGGAAATACGAAATACCTACTAAACACTCTAACACATTCGTCATTTAGAATTTGAGTACCAGATATGAATACTGGTTTATCGTTTTCAACATCATACACAACATTATAGAATAACATGCTACCAAAATTAATATTACCATACGCATAGTTATATGATAGTCGATCGCGACGACGCTCTAACTGTAATGAACGAAAGGTTTGATCACACATTTTAAAATCTTCTTCAGACAATTCTTCGTTTATTTCGCCATTAACAATATATGGTATTACCCTAAAGCCGCATTCTAGATCTTTCGATTTCATAATGTTATACTCACGATCTTTCTTCTTCCTGAAAATATATTTCGGTTAACAATTACATCTTGATATTTTGAATATTTTTCTTTATACAAATATAATTGGTCTTCAATAGTGTTTAATGTTAAATTTTCTAACCATTTATTTTTTGGTTGTTCTGAACACGGTTCCTGAATTATCGCGTGCGGGGCATTATAAAATTTATGCAATCTTTCAAATAATTCCATATGTGTTTCTGGTTCATATAATAGTACACCCGACCATATTAGACAATCAACTTTGAAATCTACATCAATCTTTTCAATGTCATTCCATGATGCGCATCTATATTCTATATTGGGTGAATTTGACCATACGGCATTTGCATAATCTATAGGTTGTGGACTCGTATCAAATCCCATATAATTGTAATCGTAATACCCTCGATCATATAAAATATCATTAACTGGACCGTGTCGACAACCAATGTCGACAATTCCCTTATATCCATTATCAATAATTATGTCGGCTTGAATCTCAAATATCGGTAGAGCTTCTTCGGTGTCAAGATAATCCATAGATCGGAATAAATATTCTTCCTTTAATGGCACCTTTACCTCTTCATCAAAAGAATCCGGTAAACGAGGCCATGGCATACCATTTACCTTGTTTACCGGTTTCCAGTCATATAGTGTTTTGTCTATATTATTTCTTATCATTCAAAAAGCTCTATATTCATTACACAATCTTCGTTTGTTTTACATTTTTGAAAATTATCAGCGTCGTTAAACGTCATAAAATGTTTTGCGTCTGTATCTCGCATAACGGTTTCTAAAAACTCTAATGAAAGACCTGCTTTTAAAAACCACACCGTCATATCTAAGGTGCTACTAACTCCTGCATCAAACATTTCTACAAGTTCAGCAGGTTCAATAGGTTCAGGTTTAATTCCCGATATAAACGAAGAAGATGCAGAAGCTCTAGTGGGCCTATGAAATCCTAATACACCGTTAATTGTTAAGTCGTTACTTGGGGCTACAGCTACAGCGCAAGCACTCATACATTTTTCATCAACGATTATAGGAATATTTTTAATTGTTTCTCTAACACTATCAATGACACTTATTACACCGCCACGACTGTTAAAGACAATATATTCAGGATCATATTCATCTACTGCCTGTTGAAGAAGGCGATCGGTATCTTGATGAAAATACCCATTATAATACAAATATTTGTTATCTTCTGCATCGACCTCTGTTGAGATCTCAAAATTGAAAAAAACAATATGACGGGGTGAATATGGGGTTGGTGCATAAATTTCTGCGGAAGCTGTTGATGCCGCCAATGCTATTGTTAGTGGTATGAAAAATTTCATTATATAGTTCTCCTTTGATACTATATACATAAGGGTTTATTTTTGAATTTAAACCCCCTTAGTGAAAAAATTTCCATTGTCCACCTGTTCCACTAATTCTTTCCATCCGCCGGATTTTAGATTCAATTGGATTTGAACCCACCATTTATGTGTACCATCATTTTGGACTGTATGTGTATATTTTAGACCATTATGAAGAATGGGAATAACATTACCCATAGCATTTACTCGATATTCATATTCATAAATTGGTTTGTTATTATCATCCAAATAACTCAATATATATTTTATTGGTGTGATGGGAAATATGAGTACATTACCATTATCCTTATGAGGAATTAATGATGCGTATGGTAATTTTTCGGTGAGATATGCTTTTATAGGATTTTCAGTAAATATATCAGGATTGATAATATCATACAATCTAAAATCTTGTTGGGTTCTTGGTATTTCATAACAGTTAATACCATCAATCCATTCTATACCTTTACCCTTATTTTTAATCAGTGAATATGGGTTAAAGATATTAGCCAACATAGGCATTTCTAGATTATAATCACTCATTAAACATATTTCCGCTATTATAAAGATCTACTACATCTTCAAATTCCCAATCTTCATTTCCAAAATAAATTCTGAACGAGAGCATTTTTCTTTCGCGTTTATCTAAGACCGCATGAGGGTGTTTCGTGTTTAATATCGTCGGACATCTATACGTGTGTTTATAAATTACATTATAATCATATGGAACGTCATCCTCATATGGTCTGGTGTAAAAATCAGAACCAATCTTATCCATTCCTTCTTCAATATTATCCGTAAAAACAATATCATAATCATTAGGTTCAATAGGATATATGACTACAGCATTGCGGCCGGGCGCGTTGTCTATATGGGGACGCATCCATTTACCCTCATGTTTAACCGTGAGATATGGATCTATAGTCGTCTCGCCTTCAACAAAATCTCTGTTTATATGAGATATTCCATCAAAGATTCTTTTGTCGCGGACCCTATACCACGTCTGACCGTCCCACGATCTCTGATCTTGGGAAAGCAATTCAGCACGTAACGACCAAAGTTCTTCTTTGGGTGGTAACAGATCCACAAATTCAGGAACTTCAATTAGATATTTATTTACTATTTGATTATCTAAAATCATGGTCATACAACACATGATCTGGAAAGCGTTTAATACTTCTATCTAAAATAGCGTTATGCTTTTCTACATCCAATATTCCTGATATGATGATTTGACACCTATCTCTCATTTTAAAACCTTCATCAGCACCGTGTTCATATACAGAACCATCATAGACAAATGCATCGGTTTCCTCTGGTAATACTGGGTATATTTTAGTGGCACCACTGTCCTTTGTCATAAAGAAAACTTCCTTTTCAGGCTCAGTAACTCGACTCCACCTTATTCTGTAACACGACGGAGACTGTTTTCTAAGAATCGGGGTCGCGCTAAAAGGTTCATCGTAATGAGGAATAGTTTCTTTCGGGGGTGCGACGAATGCAAGTTGTCGTATATGAGTGAATGGTAATTTTTCAATATATTCTTTAACGTGGGGTAATTCATAGTCTACCCAATCCCACCAATCACCATTCCCGTATGGATGAGTGAAGAAGTTTTGTTTTAAAAATAAAACATTACCAGCACCAAAGCCACAGTGAAATTTCGCATTAGGAAAACGCTTATCTAATGCATCGCCATACAATAAATCGTGTACATGATCTGTATCTACTTCGAGTTTTGGTAGATCTAGAGGAGTCCAAACAATACCTTTATGACCTTTATATTCCTCATTTATTTGAAGATCGTTATATGTAGGTCTATCATCTTTAGGTGCTAAATTGGAATAACCTCTTATGGGTGTACCATCATCATTGAAATCTAATTTATGTTTTTCTATTCTATGTCTTAACATTGTATTCCTTACCATAACCACACTACGAATGAATATCTGGTACCTTTAGTAACAGGCATAACTTTGTGTGGATATAAAAAATTAGAAGGGAACATTATTATTTCCCCGGCTTTTGGTTTTATGTACGTGTCTTCCCAGAATTTTAATTCCCCTCCCTCGTAATTATCATTTAACATGCACAATGCTGTTAAAATAGGGATGCCGCGTTTTGTCCCATCAAACTGGTTTCTAACATGGTCACAATGCGTGTCCATACCAGATCCGGTTGGGTACTTAATATAATGTGCTTGACTATTTCCAGTTAAATACGAGAACCACGGGAGATCTGCCAAGAAATCTGTGACGTATTCTTCACCAACTTTTTTAATTTTTTCTTGGATGAATTTAGATACATCATGATCTTCCGGTAATCTAGCATCATAATATGCGATCTCGGGATTTTCTGTTACACATATATTTTGGGAGGGGCTATCATATGGATATTCTCTCCAAACATTTTCAAAAGCTAAGTCTGCAATGATTTCAGAGCATTGATCCGATGGGATTAGTCGCTGTTTGAGTAAATATGCTTCTACATCGCGCTTCATGATATGTTACTATAATCGCTCGCGATGCGCCAAAGAAGTCTGTTTTTATCAAGAACCGGGGTTCGTCTATGTAGAGTAGTAAATTGGTCCATGAATAACAAATCTCCTTTTTTAAATATATGATGATATTGATATTTTGATTTGAAAATAATTTTCTTAAGTTTCTCGATCATTTCAACATGATCAATAACGGTTTTACCATGCCATGCTTTTGTGATAAAATGATATGGAAAATAGAAATAATGATCTCCAGTATGCGGATGAACACCTACAAGAGGTCTAATACTACCTTTATTTTGACTCATGAATTCCAGCTCAGGATCGTCATCTTCTAAGTGATACATTGTGTTATTTTGAAATTTTAATCGGATTTTAATGTCGCACCAATAATCTCGTTCTTCAGCAGGGAGATCGTAAAATGGATCTGACGTCTGGCAGACACTTAATGTAGTATTAATATCCTCTTCAACGCAATATAGACCGATAAGAATTTTATCTATATTGTGTCGAGAGTTCCCATTACTGTGCCAACCAAGTTCAGTGTCACCGAACATACCAATTTTCTCGCCGTCTACACGTTTACCCGTTACAAGAAATATTTCTGGATATTCTTTAGGATTCATGAATAAACCAGGGGCTTCACATTCACCAAATCGCTTACATAAATCGATAAATTTTCTTTCATCAAGATCTTGCTCATTATATACGACATAACCCGTCGACTGTATAACGGCTGCAATATGTTCTAAATGGGGTTTATTGTAATCAAATAGCTGCGAGGTCATCTTGTCCGTCCAAACTAAACATTAGAGCAATTCTAGGTTTATCACTATTATTATAAACTGCATGAGCAAATCCTGTGTTCAAGAAATACGCTTTACCTGCTTCAAGATGAGTATCAAACAAATGATTTCTTACTTTGAACGCATTTTTAACTTCAAAGTTTGTATAAATTGGTACAATAATTCTTACTGCATATGTTGGGTCATAATCAATATGCATAGGTATTTCTGTTTGAGGCGCCAATTTTGTTATTCTTACGCGCATGACGGGCGCGAGAAACTGATCTGTGATTTCTTGAAAATAACTATCAATGAAATCTTCAGTCGGTTTTTTATAAAGCGCTTCTTCTTTTCTTCGAATTCGTTCTTTAATATTATCAGTGAATTCTAAAGGGGGTCCGTCTAATTCAGTTAAGTTAATCTGTTCAAAATTATCATATACGTTCTTCACCAATTCTGCGTGGTTTTCACATAGGGCAGGATTAGCAGTCATGACATCAATAAATTTATTAGAAATTTCATCACACGCTTTTTGTAATTTTGGTAAATCTATCTTAATTTGATCTAGACTTTCATATGCCGGTAATTGATATTTTCTTCTCATAATTCCTCCAATAATGGGGTTATGCACAATCGTGCTTTAGTTCCATTTCTTCGTCTTCTTATATAATACTTATCCTCTGATGTAGCAATAATACAAGAATCACTAGGTTCTAAATCATATTTTTGACAAACTAATAATTGATATGGTATTAAAAGTTCGTGTAAATAATCGGGCGGATATCGCTCCATAATTTCATCAATAAGTTCTGTAGTTGCATAATTCCAGCAACCAAATGACTGGGTATGTTTTAATGTAGCGTGGGGTTTCTTTGAATATACAACTCCAGCTCTTTGACCGATAAGACCCCACCCCTTACTAAAACTAAACATGATTTGTTCGGTATTTTTAGGAATGCGCGTTTGACGTATTTCTGTGGAACCAACGTAAGCGCAATCTAGAATAACAGGACACCCGATAGCATCAATAGCATCTATATCTTCATCAGAAAGAAAGTTACCATCTATAGCAGACGGATTACTTATATAAAGAACTTTATTAGACCATAAGTGATCGAGAGTTACTTTATACCCAACGCCACCGACCATATGTGGCCATTCGTAATCTCCTATCAAAGATTGCCATGGTCTGGTTTCTGATAATTTCCACAGATTTATAGCTTCAGTAGCTCCGGCTGTTATATAAGAATATTCAAAGTCCGCGGTATCTACAATATCACTTATCCATTTTCTGTGGTGAAATAGAACATATGCTAAATAATCTTCGATCTGTTTTGGTCTAGGATACGTATCGCCGAGAGATATTGTATCTAGGGTCTTTTTTATACTATCACTCGTTGGGGCAAACACATATTGATTATTTTTTAACGAAGAACTTTTCAGCAAGGTAACCTCCAATGTCGTATTTTCCTAATCTAATACGTCTATAATTATCATGATGATTTTTGTGATATCCCTCGCCCGCGACAATTAGATTCAAGATTGGGACATTGCGTACTTCAGTTGGATCTACATGACACGCTGTGTTGATTAAACCAAAACCTATTTTTGCAACGATGAATGGTATTAAAACAAAACCTAAAAAGAGATATGGACTAATAAGAAATGTTACTATCCATATGACAGCAGCTATCTTAAACCAATGTTTATGACAAAACACAAGTCGTGGATTTTTATATAAATCTCGAGCATATTTTAAGGGTATTTTTGGAACTGACCAAGTAGTGGAAAGTACTTTCCAAAAGCCGACATGAGCTGGGGCATGAGGATCTTTTTCTGTTCCAGAGTAAGCATGGTGCATTCTGTGTGATGCGATCCAACCAATAGGCGATCTGATCACAGCAACCATTAACATAAAGAGTCCTACGTTTTCAAACCAAACTGGAACATCAAACTGTTTATGACAATAGTGTCTATGTAATAGAATTGATGCTCCAAAATGTGAAATAATCTCAGACCATATTATACCTAATATTATTGTAATTAAAAGAGTCATGTAACATCCTGTTTATTCTATTTATCACGCATAAAAATGGGAAGCTAACCGTTGGCTTCCCGCGGATCTATTAAGCGATCAACCCATTCTAGTAACGGAGGAGGTGCTAGAATTCGAGTGAGGCACCGACATAGAAGTCGCCCCAATTTACATCTGCATCAACCGTAGTATAACCATATAGAGTTACACCCTCTGCAGAATATTCAACGCCAAGTTCAGCTACGCCAAAATCGATGTCCTGTAGATCAAAAACGGTTTCTGCATAAACAGAGAAATCGTCATATGAGTAATTAAGATTTGCGGTATAGTTTACAGCAAGCTCTTCAGTAGTGACATTATATTCTGCTGCGACAGTATTGTCAAGAGCAAAATCATAACCAAGATCGAAAGCACTTGCAGTAGAAGCTACACCAGCGAGTCCGAGAACAGCAACTGCTGCCAATAGTACATTTTTCATCATAAATTCCTTTTGTGTTTGATGATTTGGTAACGGATTTATTTATGTCCCAATACTCCGTTCAATAATGAGACAAATTCTTCATGTGACTATTTTATCACATTCCCAACGCTTCTTTGTAAAGTTCAAGAATGGCTTCGGTTTCAGAAACTGACTGAGGATCTTTCTTCCGAAGTGCTACCAACATGCGGATAATCTTAGTATCATACCCACGAGATTTGGCCTCGGCCATCACCTCCTTCTCTTGGTCCAAGAGATCTTTTCGCTCAGATTCAAGTCGTTCATAACGTTCTATAAAACTGCGAAGTTCTCCAGCGGTTACTCGATATTGACTTTCTGTTTCACTCATAATCTAATTCCATCCAATTTGTTTAGACGCAGCAGTATGTTCCACTGGCCCTGGGTATTTCTTTTTAATTTCTTCCTGGAACATTTTATATTGTTCAGGGTCAGAAAACATAGGATCTCCCATAGGAGCAAACCTCTGTTTATTTAACAACACCAAATAAGTGGCGTTTTCAAACCATTCTTTATCCATAATATATCTCCGTGAATTTGTGAGCCCGTTCTGTTGCTAGGTGGAACTCATACCCCATAGAATCACGCTGCTAGGCGTAGTTCCATAGGTGCTTTGTTATCGTTTGCACTTACGTGTTTTGAGCCGATATGGTGTGCTCATCCAGTAATCTCCACTTCATCCCCAACGCCTGTCGATCCTATTTCGACCCCAGCAAAAATATTATTTTACTTCAACAGCGTAGCTCAGGCAGCATAGCCGTATCTATTATGTATCCCGCTAGGGACCTCTTTTCCTCATCCATCTTCTACTCTTGGAAGAGAGGTAATAATATTCATGGTGGAGTCGCTGGGTACCGCCCCCAGGTCCAGAACATCTTTGTGTCGTTTCATCGACTACATATTCCCGTTTAAGGGAAACTTATCATTTCTAAATCCTAACTTTAGAGTAATACTCTATTTATATTATTTATATAATATCACACTCTAAGTGGATTGTAAACCCCCATTTACCAAATATAGGGTTTATCTTTTTGGTGGACTATTTCATATCCGCGATCTTCCCAACCTTTTGCTTCATCCTCAAATTCAACATATCCAGCTACATATTCACCAGCTTGATCGGTACCAATTACCCAATATTTTTTCATCCGGCGCAATCTTTATTAATATTTTTCATAACTTCTAAATCGGTATATGGATAGGTTGCAGCTACAATGGTTGCTTGCATCCAACCTAACCATCTACATTTTTTAGTGTCGCTCATGCTTTTGGAATCTCTAGACCAACGAAACCACATATCTTCTATATGTTCATAGGTCATTTCTTTACATGGGGCTTCTCTCCAATTATTCTTTTGCTGGAAAGCAACATTTCTTGTTAGCTGACCCGCTCGATCTATATTCATAGATGTTCCCCGCGTTCATGCATTTCAATTAGGTCTTGCGCAAAGAATTTGATTTTATTCAAATCATATAATGTCGATGCACCGTCCTTTTCCCCGAGTCGATAACACGATTTAAAAATATCACCGCGTGACTTACTCATCGCTTTGTGTGATATTAAATGTCGTAGTTCGCTCGCGTGATCGGGTAGTTCATAATAGGATGTTGACAATCCTGTTGATACAATTTTCTTTTTTTCTTTTATCATGCTTTAATCAATATTCTTTCTTTTTCATAAATTTTTTGAAGCAACAAATAGTTGCCTGTAATTTCAATCTTCTCACCATTATCACAATAACCAATTAAAACATTTCTTTTTTCATGAGAAAATTGAAATCTAATATTGTCGTAGTCCCCACCGGAATTTTGATATGCTGCCATGTTATCCTCTGTAAAAAATATGTTTACCTATTATGGCGACTCTATCAAAACTAGGGACCCAATAGGGGTTTGCGTAATTAGCGTGATAATATGTAGCTCCATATGTAGGATCATCAAAATATTCATAATTTTCATATAAATCTTTTGCGATGGTATAAGCGATTTGATATGCAATTGGCTCTGCTGGAATATCAGATTTACCATCATGGGTCCAGCTGAATTGTTCTGTTTGCCAAACTACTTTACATACTGTATCGCGAAATCCATTAGCATCTCTACGATTAAGAGTTACCCAAGCCACTGCGACTTGACCATCTATATCTTCGCTTCGTGCTTCAAAATATATGTTATCAGCGAGACATTTGATTTCATCTGCTGAATCTGCTAAAACTGGTGTCCCCAGTCCGAGGACTAAGGACACTGCTGCTATTTTAAGTTTGTTCATTTTCTGCTCCTATAGTACTAATATAAGTGTTCTGGAGTAGAATGTAAACCCCCTTTTGGTTATTTATTCCATAAGAGGTTTATAGCCAAGCGCCCAATTTTCAGCTTTATCTTCGACAATATTTACCGGATCTCCAGCAAATTCCTCATCAAAGAATTTATTACCAACACCGTCAAAATATTCGATGTTATAGTTACCCGTTTTTTCATCGAGTTTAACAATAGCCTTACCTTGGCTATTTTCTGCTTTATGGGTTGAGATTATTCTAGACATTAAGTCTCCTTCTCTACAAAATTATTAATTAGCGGGAATACACCAGATAAAGCTTCTGCACACCCAAGTGCAATTTCCCTATGTTCTTTTTGCGTGCCGTGTCCCGATCTTAAATTCACATAATGAACCCAAGAACGAATGGTACCTTTCATATAAAGTTTAGAAACCGTATTACCCTCAGGCAATACTGATCGGGCTTGTTCCTTTGCAATACCATTTTCTATTGCCCAAGAATAATTATCTTGTGCATTCTTATTATGTCGAGTCTGTCGGATATGCCATTGAGCTGCAATCTGTTTTTGTTTCTCATCGTTTACGTCCATATTTATAGAATTTTGTCTATTCTTATGGTCTTGTAGACGGGCTTCGCGCTCAACGAATGATAGATCTTTAGTAGGATCTGCATAACGCTGTGAGAATTCCTGGAACGAGAATGAGCGATGACGAAGAATCTGTCGAGCAATATCACGGGTAGTGATAATCTCCAGAGTCGCGCCAACCATTTCTAGCGGACTCCAGTGATCATTATCTATCAGATATTTAATCAATTTATCATTAGTATCAGTATTCAACTGATTACTAGGGTTACTTACGCGAGCGGCGTACGCAATGATATCTTGAAGGGATTCAACGCCTGGTAAATTAATATTAGGGTTTACCGTGTCACTGCAGAGCAGGGTTACCTTACTCATGTAGCGTACTCCCCTGCAGCTGGTTTCTTATCCTTAGTATTCCAGTCGTCTACTTTCCAAACAGTCTTTGCATCAACACGAATGAAACGTTTATTTGTTTCAGTCTTGTTTGGGTTTTCAATAGTAAGCATAACCTTCTTACCTTTATGAAACGCAATCAACTGGTTCATGATTCTGGAACCTGACGCCATGTAATCGCGGCGTTGTCCTTTTACTTTTTCGCGTGACACACTGTGGCGTTCGCCTTTAGATGTGTACTTTTGACGTAGTCTTTTCTTACCCATAATTTATTCCTCATCTATAACAACGACATCTTGTTCGTCGTCTATTTTAAAATTTTCAAATTTTTGTAATTTACCAGCACTTGCTTTATCATAATCTGGGGTATCATTAACAAGATCTTGTTGATCGTCATTTACGTCAAACAACCTCATTTTTGCTCGATCTACCCCAATTACAAATTTCTTAAATGCTAATACATCAGCATACCTATTCTTTAACTGTTTTATTAATAATTGACCTAATTGTTGTAATTCTTCCGTTGTAATAAGAGCGAACATAAAGTCTGCCGTTGCCGGTAATCCAAAAGATTCTGATGTATCTTCAAGACCGACATCACTATTTGAAAAGCCAGATCTATTTGTTTGTGTTGCAGTTACAATAGGTAGATTATTCTCTACAGCCAATCCTCTTAATTCTTCTGCAACAGCCTTTATATAACCATATGAGTTAGAGGCTGCAGCAGCACCTTTCATTCTAGATGATGCACAGATATTGAGATAATCAATATAAATGATATCTGGGGTGAAGTTCTTTTTTAGTTTAAGTTCTTTTAAAAGTGCTCTGAAGTGTCCAGCATTTGCTTGACCTGTAGGATACTCCTTAATAATTAATTTACCGGACGTCTTTCTTTTTAAATCTGATACCTTACTCGTAAACATCTCTTTCGACATATGTTTAATTTGAGGTATATCAACATCAAGAAGATTTGCGTCAATACGTTCAGCAATTTTTTCTTCAGCCATTTCTGCAGTAATATAAAGAACATTAAGACCCCGAACCAAATTTGACGAAGCAAAGTGGCACATCGCCATAGATTTACCGACGTTAGTTCCAGCAAGAATAACATTTAGTGTTTTTCTGGGTAATCCACCGCCGGTAATAATATTAAGAATTTCAATATCAAACGGAATTCTTTCTTCTTCTCGATGATAATATTCATATCTATCATCTGCAGCTTCAATAAAATCGTGACCAATATTTGTATCAAATGAAACTGATAGCGCCGTACTCAAAAGTTCAGGCAAAGCGTTTTTAGTTAGTTCTTTATGTTTACCATCAATAATCGTAAGTGATTCCATGACAGCATTGAAAAGTGCTCGATCCTGACACCAGCGTTCTGTTGTTTCCATAAGCCATTCTTGATCCGTTTCTTCAGACGAATATAGCTGTGGTAATTCTTCTAGTGTCGATGAATATTGTTGATCGGTAACGTGTTCAGCATCGTCTAATTCGATTTTGAACATTTCAAATGTTGGTGCTTTATTATATTTTGTAATAAAGTTTTTTGTCTCTTGAAAAATAATCCTATCTGTTTCTTGAAAATATTCTGGTTGAATAAACGGTAGAACTTTTCTCATATAATCTTCGTTGGTTAGGAGATTTCTAAGAATAGCTCTTTCTATACTTACTTCCATTAAACCTCCTGGAGTTCTACGCTCTTCTCTATAATGTTAGATAGTATCATACCCATGTGTGTTTGTAAACCCTCATCTTCAATAGTTAACTCATTATCTGGTGAACGAATTATTTCAAAATCGAAATTTAGAAATTCACCTGTGTCATCAAGTTTGAGTGTACCAAATTGTATAACACTCTCTACAAAAATACCATTTAGAATTCTAATTTGCCAGAGCTGATCTTGGCCCGTTTTTTGAACCTGACCCATAACTGGGACAAGTTCATAATCTACATCTTCTAATAGAGATACGTGCTGATCTATATTATTCATCGTCAATCACCTCCTCAAATTCTTCAAAGTTAATTAATTCTTTATGACCTATTGAATATAATTCTTCGACAAAAGTCGTGAATTTTTCATTAGCCAATAGAGGATCCCAGAATTCTGCATTATGAGTATCCTTTTCATAATAGACCTTTTCTTCAATTTCGCCCGTGTCGGAATTCATTTTAGAATAACCTAAGCTTTGACCTTTTTTACCCTTATGAATAAATTTACCAAGAACAGCTACTTCCAAAAGACCCGAATATGGTTTTACAAATTCTTCCCATGAAACTGAGATAGGAATTTTAGCACCCTCTTTTAGATACCTCGATTTTTCCATCTTAATAATAAAGTTATATCCAGTCACACCTTTTGCATCAGAAGCTTTACCCTCTTGACGTCTACCAATAATCCAGATTGTGTCTGCAGAGTAATAAATACCTGTACCACCTGAAACAATATCCTTTGGATATAGACCCATTTCTTTATATGTGTGGTTAACAGCAATGAATGGGATATCATTCAAATATAATTTTGGTGTAACCATTCTGAACAGACTTTTGAAGGCCTTCGCGCGTGTCATATCCGCGACAGATTTTCCTGCCTCAGCATCATCAGTTTCTTTCATCGATGCAATGTTACCTGCAGAGTCAAGAATAATTATCACTTTATCTTTGCGATCTATTTCTTTAAGCTGACGTACAATGTCAAATTTTAATTCTTCGATTGTTGTTACAGGGGAATGATACACTTGGTTCGGGTCAATTCCAAATGATTGGAAATAAGATTCTTTAGATCCGAACTCAGAATCATAGAATAGAAGAACTGCATCTTCACCATGTTTTCTTAAAAACGCTGCGGCGATTAACAATGCGAAATTACTTTTAAAGTGTTTTGAAGGTCCAGCAAAAACAGTAACTCCTGCTGCAATTCCTGAATTAATAGTACCACCTAATGCTACATTAATCATAGGCACACCGGTGTCTACGATATCAAGATTTTTAAACACCTTTGATTCTGTTAGGACGGCGGAATGTTTAAGTACGCTCGTCTTTTTGATTTTATCCATTAATCCCATTTTTATTCCTTAAAATTTACTTTTTGTTCTATTTCTCGAGAATCCATGGAGTAATCGCGTCTATACGCGTTATTGGCTAGGATTACCTCATTTAGTACTGTAAACTCATCTTTTGCAAATTTAGCAAAAGCTTTGCTATCTTTTGGAAAACATGAGCCGCCAAATCCCCTTTTATTGTCAAAACCTGGGGCTTGTGTGTGACTATATCCAACCCTAGGGTCAGATCCTATCGCATTTATTACCTTATTAAAGTTTCCAGTACTTCTATTATCTATAACGTCTTTAAATTGGTTAAACCATAGTGTTTTTGATGCGAGATACGTGTTAATTCCATACTTCACAAAACTTGCTTCTTCTGCACTCATATAAAATACTTCACACGGTCTACATCTAGAATGATTCTGATATAGATCAAACACCTTAACACAATATCCATAATCTACTCCACCAAGAATATGAAATATAGGATTAATAAAATCCTCAATTGCATTTCGTTCTGTTAAAAATTCCGGATTATAAACTACTCTAAACGATTTTGACGATAACGATTTTGCGTCGTCTGGTGGTATTGTTGATTTAATCACAATGTTTGTCATTATAGTAGTTGATACTAATTTTTGGGTTATATCAAGAACAATACTAGAATCCACTGATCCATCAGCACTCATAGGAGTAGGTACACACACAAATATGAAATCTTGATCTGCTTTAATATCTTCTAAATCTGTTCCATATTTTGGGTCTATAATATCAATATTATTACCTCGAACATCTAGCGCATATTCTAGGGATTTTCCAACAAATCCGTGACCTACAATTGTTATATTCATTCTACTAAATATTCCCATTTAACGCCGGACTCTTCAAACATCATAGTTGTGAACTCCCAGGATTCTCTCCATCGTTCAAAATCAACAGTAGGTTTTGGAAGAACTACTCTTTTAATTCCTGCTTGAATTATACCCTTTGCACATTCTGAACAAACCGGTAATCCGTAGACATATAAAGTTGCTCCATTCAAAGAAAGACCGTACCAAGATGCATTATATATGGCATTCATTTCTGCGTGAACAACCAATTTATATTTCGTCGGTCTATCATTCAATCTTTCTTCAGAGTCTGCTATACCTCGGGGAAATCCATTATAACCCATACTTAAAACTTGACCCGTTTTTGATACTGCAACTGAGCCAATTTTACTAGAAGGATCTTTAGACCACTTCGAGACTTCTCTTGCAAGTCCCATATATTTTTGGTCCCACGTCATGATTTTATCGGGTAAAATTAAATCGCACATACATTCTTTATGTAATCCACACGCACATCCACCGCCTTGATCATATTTAGCCATTATACATTTCCTTCCAAATTCGATTATTAGTCAATCTTTGTTCCATTGGGAATTTTTTAATTCCTGGGATCTTAAGAGGTTTCTTGGCCCGCAAAAGAATATCTTGTGGGACATAGGATTCAAATACACTTTTAAGCATTTCTTTATCACCCATTCTATTTTCATATGGTACTCGAAGAGCATATTTAATAACCTTTGGTGATAAAAATGGTGCTCTTAATTCCACCGTTGATCTCATCATAGTTCGATCAAGTTTTGGTAGATGATAGTATGGGAGCTCTAAAAATATATCTGAATGTTGAGAATCATATTCTTTTGCTCTTCGATATCCGCCGAATAACTCATCAGCACCATCACCAGTCATAACAGCATAGAAGCCTAGTTTTTTAAGTTCTTCGGCCATTGCTATTTGAGGTTTCACTGAACCTAGGTCAACTGGGGTTTGGTGGATTTTAATTGCTTTTTCATCTGACACTTTATCAAATGTAACGATTAAAAGATCCTTAGTAACAAGTTCCGCATAATGAGATTCATTATTCTCAGCATGTATAGCTGTTATAGGAATATCTTCATCACCATATTTCCATTCTTCTGAATGAATTTCTTTTATAAGATTATATATGATCGTTGAGTCAATACCACCAGAAAGGAGCACTGCTACTTCTCGTTCTCCCGTAAGTCTATTTTTAACGGATTCTTTTAATATATCTTCTAGAGAGTCATTTTCAGAAAAATCTACGCGCTCCCAATCCCAATATTTTGTGATTACACCATCAAGATAATAATGACCTGGCGGGATTTGTTTAATTTCGTTCCATGGGGATTCTGGTCCTGGATTATATCCCCATTTTAATACGTTCGAATGAAATAATTCATTTCTTGTGACGCCCTTAAGATTTTTAAGTACATCAATTTCAGATGCAACCACATTCAAATCTGTTCTATAATAAACCGGTTTTTGGGATAGGTAATCGGTACAAGCAAATAACTTATCTTTGAGAATAGTTGCAAACGACCAAAAACCGTCATAGTTATGCATGTAATTAAGATCTATTTTTTGATTTCCGTAATTATGAAAATGAAAATCTCTAACAAAGAATTCAGCATCGGATCTAACTTTCCATTCTAAGAAGTCATCGTTGAGGAATTTCCAATTAAATATCTCCCCAACAAAGACATTTGGTATACCTTCTGCACCATGATAGATCGGTTGTATTGCTACCTCTGGGTCTAAATTAGTGAACGGAAGACTGACATGACCAAACTGAGCATCACCATATCTACCTGAACCCGTAAATTCTGGAAGGCCCCTGTAATCCATTTCGCGGACAACACCCGCTATATTTCTATGATTAAGACCGGGTTGTTTCCAAGCTATAAATCCACACATATTATTTTACCAACTGTTCTAGAGCAAATCTATCATTTGCAAAGCAATGAAAGGATGAAGACGAGAAGTGGAGATAACCTGGTGTGGCATCTAATCCTGCTTCCTCAATCATCCATAATGTTAATGCGTTTGCAAAGAATAAATCGTTATGTACGTGACGAACCGCGTCACACGAGCGCATATGATACGCGCAATGTAATTCTTTTCCTCGAAGCATGAAATGCCAACCAAACGTGCACGGAACTCGTTCACCTTCTAATGATGCCGTTAAATCCTCGGGGAACCACATTGGAACATAGCACTGTCGAGTTGTGGGTTCATTTTTAAGAAGAGCTACCGCTGTATCTAAATTACCTTGTTTAAATCTAATACCATCTTTTGTAATATCGCACCACATACGTTCTGGATAACTATGACTAAATGCTTCATTTTTACTTAGATATTCATTTGTCTTCATCAACCAACGTTCATGTGATGGGGGCGGATTATAAGGAACCCCAGATACCCGTTCTGCAAAATGCTCATCCGCCCAGGGCTGCATGGCATCAACCGAGTCAGATGCCTTCTGATACGAGTCTGACATTTTTGCAACTAAATCAGCGTGAAGAATTTCAATGAAAACTGGTGGATCTGCTTTGCCCTGCCATTTTTCTGTTGAAATCTCATATCCTTGATTTAATAAAATCTTTCGAAGATTTTTTAAGCCTTCACCGATCGTTCTACCTTGAGCTCTATTCAATTTTTTTAATCCTATTTCTTAATTCCGAAGAGGAAAACCTATGGTTTCTCTTATTAAAATATAATTCAATTCCTAGGGTTTCACAACGTTCTCTACCGGTGAAATCCCTGTCTTTATATTCTTCTCCTAAAATTCTAACGTCAATTTGTTTTAATTCAATAATATCAATTAATGCTTTTTCGGAATCATAGCAAACTACTTCATCCACATATTTAACAGCTTCAAGTTGTATTTGTCTTTCGACAACGCTTTGAGCTGGTTTATTCTTTTCTTCTCTGTCGCGGGATGGATCAATATCTAAGGCACAAATCAAATAGTCACATTGATCTTTTGCTTCTCTAAGCATTGATACTTGTCCTGCGTGTAACAGATCAAATGCAGAAGCTGTTAATCCAACTTTCATCTTGAATTAGCATCTGCTTCATCAAGTATTGCCTGTGCTTGTTCAACTAGACTACCTGGGAATTTAGAAAACATTGAAATATTTTGTTCTATTGCAGATTCATAGGCTTTTTCTGGGGGAGAAGTCCAGGTCAGTGTACCTGTCGGTGTGGCTTCATATTCAACATTGAATGCGTCCGTGTTAGGTCGCTGACCATCAATACCTTTATCAAGATATGACGCAAGAAATGATGCGTAGTTAATAAGATCTACACACGAATCTTTCATTGACTCGTGATTTACGTCCGCATTAGGATTGGCTTTTAACCAATCTATAAGAGAGCGAAGTCTGAGCATTTTCATGTTCATGACTTCATAAATTGTCTCTATCCCGCGCGGGTAATAATCTGCTTGTCGAACGCTCGAAACACTATGTTGATAATCCTCACCCTTAGATTTTTGTAATGCTAGGGCTTCTTCTAATACTTCTGCTGGTTTCATTTTATTTCCTTTAATCTATTATATCAAAAATATTTGTTACTGTAAACCCTAAAAATTTAATTTCCATTCAGGAATCCACCACTCATGGCGTTGACTTTTTTCTTCTATAAATTGACTCGGTTCTAATGTGGTAACAACCTTTTGAGCATCCCAAACACCTAGAAATTCAAATGTTATTTTATCCCCAATTTGTAATAATTGATCTTCAGGTCTTTTACAAAACTGTCTATAAAAAAGAAAATCTGTTAATAGCTCATCATCTATAGCACATTGAAACCAGGCTTTCTTACTATGTTTTCCAACATTATAATGTCTACCTTTTATACATTTAAAATCGGTTAAAGACACCTCACCGTTCATAGGAAACCTTGAATCGTATTCAATATAATGTTCAAACTTATTATTTCTGGGATCTTTTTTCGGTGCAAATGCTGCATTTGTTATATTAATTTTTGATTCTAAAATAGTATAATCAATACCTTTTTTAGAATCTGCCCAACGCTTTTTATGTTGGATTTCACGTTCATTTATCCACCATTGATCAACGACGATTTCCGTACTATTAATAGCTTTTTTTAGAGTTTCAATTGTTTTTATATGCATATTCTATCGCCCTGTCGGCCTCCACTTTTAATGGTCTGGTTTCGTACCAATTCCCATTTTCCATATCAAGTTCTCTACATAGATCAACAATCTGATCTGTACTAATAGGATACTCCTTTTTAACTGCTTGAGACGCAATTGCAACCATAATTTGATATAGTTTAAGATACCAACCAGTTCCTGTAATTCCTGCATATTCATCCGCCATTTTATTTGGAAAGAATGGACAATCACGATAACCTGTCCAGGTATAATCGGTATTGTTCATATTTGATTTTTTATGTTTAATTATATTCTGTTGAATATCTCTTGGTAATCTATCCACAAATGAGCCACGAATAGCTTTATCTACAAAAGGATATTTTGCGATAATAATATCTGGGTCCATAACACTACCAGATTTGTTACTAAAAATGAAATTGTGGCTACCATCATAAAGAGCAGGGATGTAAAACATACGAGATAAATCTTTAGTTTGTTTATCCCCAATAGAGCCAATTTCGGAGTTGAGAGCGTACCAGAAAGCTTTAATCGAAGTGTTTTTAAGTGATTTTGTAAGGGGAAATACCAACCTAAACTTAGGATGCCCAACGCTACTACTAGCGGTGGAGTAACAAACATAATTATAATTTCCCAGTTTATTAAATAACTCATCTTCTAAATTTCCCTCAAATATATGATCGTCAACATCAACTGCTGCCCAACCGTCCCATGATACTACATTTACATTTTTTCTGTGATAGTATGGGGTTACAATTTTCTTACTAGGTTCTTTTAGTGCGTCAGGGTGATGCATAGCAGAATTATCATCCACAAATAATGCGGGTGATAATAGCTGTGCATCTTTTTTATTCTTTAAGGGTCTTTTTGATAAATCATAAAGGAACTTTTCAAATTTACTAAAATCTTCAAATGTCATTCTTTTATGAGTTGTATTATCGTAAATACTCTTAAAAAATGTTACTGAGACTTCCATGATTACCCTCGTGCGATGGTCCAGTCCAACCTTCAGGTTTAATAAGATCTGGGAGACCCATTGGATTTGGTCGACCTTCTTTTACGCCTGGATTTTTTGCCATATTTGCAGCTAGAACATTATCCCACGCTTTATTCGCATCGACGCCAAATACATCGAGGGTTCCAATTGCGAAGACACACAGATCAATAATTCCATCTACAATTTCTTCTGGATCCTGGTTAAATACAGCATCGTCAGTTTCTGTCATTTCCTCCGCGAGCATACTGACCCTGAAGTTTAAATATTGCATCATAAGTTTTTTATCATCGCTATTTTTAACAAACCATTCATGAACGCCAAACTTCGCGTGCATGTCGGCAATATCTTTTACCCAATTATTACTCATTTAGTTGTCTCTCCATTTGGTGTTATTCGGTGGTATAATACTTTGTCAGGATTTACAATAACTAAGTCACCACCTTGAAGGTGTAGACCTAATGTTGTATCATTTGCCGTATAACCAACAAGATCATATAAGGTTAAAGAATGACCTGATTCAAATTGAATTTTTCTTTTAGATTCTTTTACTTCATTAATATTCAACGTTTTTTCCTTTGAAAATTTAGATCCACGTTTTGCGATGAAAGCGTCGGGAAATTTAGCTTTCACTTGTGAAAAATTACATTCGTTTGCTTCTGTTTGAGAGCGACATCGATTTTTATCGCCTATACCACAGAATGCGCACGTTGGTTCAATACTCATACTATCACACTTTCTAATGTTTGTAAACCCTAGACAAAAAAGTCTTCAAGGGTATCTTTTTCTTCTACCGACCAACCAACAGCTTCTAATATCTGTGTGATAGGAACAATAAACGATTTTTCAAATTGCATATTATAATCAATATAATCATCCAGATTTAATTCTTTTGGTAAGAAGTCCGGAAATGCAACTACATTTGATTTAACTGGATTTGGTAACAAAAGATATGAGAATTTAATCTTATTACCGTTTCGAATTATTTCATACTGCTTATCAAGTTTGGCCTTTTCAATTGCCTTATTAAAAGTCATACTCGCGCGTACCTGAATAGGTGTACCCTTTTTATGACCCCAGTTACCTTTTAACCATTTAGTGATGTTATTCACGCCGCGTGGGAATGCCACTTTATCTGCTGGTAGGCTTTTAAACTCTCTCTTGAAATCCTGAATGAATTTTCGTGTTTCTTCCTCAGAACCATTAATAATGATTTTGAATACTTCTTTAAATTTATCACGAACCACTTCTGGTGTTGATGATTTAATGGCCTCAATTCCAACCATTTTAAGCTTAGGTTCAGCGTATCGAACACCTTCATTATCGAGTACATTAAGAATATATCTTTTCTTGGCGACCCAAATACCCTTATCGGCTATTGCCTCTCTGTCCATAACCATTCTATTCTCATAAGAATTCATGGCTACGTGAAGTTCGGCAAATGCTTTTTCAAAAATAGGTTCAAAATGTTTTTCACATATTTTTGATAGTGCATCAACCGGATTTTTTGGATTCAGTTTTTGAACTAGTGGATCAAAGTTAACATAAAGAGAGTCGGTGTCAATAGCAATTACATAATCAACATCTTTTGTTTTCATCACTTTATTCATTTCAAGATTTAGTTCTTTCTCTGCCCATTGAATAGCTAACTGACCTGTTAATGTGATACCCTCGGCAATCGCAAGATCAAAATATCTGAAATACTTATTACCAATAGCACCATAAAAGCTGTTCATGAGAATTTTGATCGCCTGCTGTTCATTATATAGCTGACCTTCAAGATTAACAAGTTCTTTTGTTTTATTTTTTTGAATCTCTTTTTGGGTATCAAGCATTTTACCCTTAACGATTTTTCTTCGACCATAATAGTCTCGAATAACTTGTGGGAATACACCTTCAAAATCATTTGTAAATGTTGCACCATTACAAGCTACCGACATACCCTCCACTTTAGGTATATTACCGGCAAGATAATGTGCTACTCCACCATATATTGGGTTTGATGGATCATTTATAATTGACTCTGGTGACATGTTCCACTGTGCAATAATATTAGGATAAAGTGATGCAAGGTCAAATGAAACCACCCAACGGTATTGACCCGGTTTGACTTCTTTTACATACCCGCCAGGATATTCTA